ATCCAAGTCTGATACGATTTCCCGTCTTCAATGGGTCGTACTTTGGTGGTGCGATTTTTGGGCGTTCCATCTTTGTGTACCACCTTACTCATCCCAGCCTCATCAAGCGTTTCATGTTCGTGCAGTGGTTTGTGCATTGCGCTTTTGGGCAACGCTAATTCTTTTAGTGGTGGTGCTTTACTTCTTGGTTTACGCATACGTACTCGCTTGTTCATTTTCACGGCAACGTTTGAAGTCCAAGTATCGTGCTGCTTCTGTCAGGTTGCGCATCACCGTCATTGAACCATCAGGGTCAAAGACGATTGCACCACACCCACTATGTTGCGGTGGTGGCAATCCTAATTCATCACCATAGGAATCAACCACTTTGTACGTACCTGTCAGCACTGCAATACGGTCACGTTGACGTACCACGAAGTCACGGAATAGTGTACCGATATGGGTATGTCCGCCAACGTATATGTCCGCATCAATATCCTTACTTGCACGCTCCATACCATGCGTAGGGTTCAGGATTGATGTACCACGCCACTTATGACGAACGGCAATGGTCTTACTGTTACTTCCCCAAAGCAGCCGAAATATCACTTCGTTTGCATCGTACATGGCAAATGGTGGACTGATATGCTTTAGGTAATCAATCCCTGCCATCTTCTTTGTCCAATTATCGTGATTCCCTGCTACTACACCTATTAGTTTTGGTTGTATGGTCGTAATCCACGCTTGGAACAATGCCATCTCGCTGTCGAACGGTATGGATTGCCCTCGTTGCAAAGATTGTAACTTTCCTACAATCCAATTATCAATTCCATCACCATGAAAGAACGCATACATATTGTCAGTAGTGCGAATGATTTCAGCATCACGCCGCAGATTCTCATAGTCAGTTGCGGCGTTGCCAATGTGCAAGTCAGAGAGGAATACGATTGCGAACGATTCATTGGCAGGGAATGTAACAAATGGTATGTCTTTTCGCTTGACGCTAGGATTACTTGTGGCATAATCCCACAACGTTCCCACATCAGTATACTGTTCAATGTAATTAACTTCTACTGATGTGGGTGATGTTGCTTTGTTGCGGTTGTGGTACGCAACCCATTCAGCGTAGCAGGTTTCATAGTCGTCAAAAGACTTCCACTTCCTACTTCCATTTTCACGCACAATGAATCTCCACTTGTTGTGGGTTCTTTGTGGTGGCATATTTACTTAATCCCATTCACTGTCATAAATCGCAAGATAATGTTGATTACGTTGACAGCATACAGCAGGTAGTTCGCATAGTCTTCTACTTCCTGCCACCCTGCCACCGTTGCCAGCACCATAGCCAACAGGGTCAACACATTGAACCACAACGTCTTACTTTGATACCACTTCTTCATTGGGTTACTCCTACGGTAAAAAGTATTTCACTGCTATCGGATAAATCAGTGAGAGTGCAAGTAGACCGCCTTTCCACAAGTTGACTTGTGTTTTCAGTTTGTCTACTTCCTCTGCTAGTTTGTCATTGCGCCGTTCGTAGTTGTCAATGCGTCGCACAATGTCATCTAGTCGTTGAATCATAGTCGCTTTTAATTCTGCCATACCAATAGCAATGTCATGTACTTCACTTGCCACCAACGATTTCTCCTTTGGTCTTTCAAGCTGTGGTTATGCACCACCAAGAATCTGTTGCATATCACCACGAATCTGATTCATATCTATGCACTTACCAGGGCAAGTCTTCTTTGAACCTGTTTCACGATGTCCAATAATTGCAAAGCGGTTGTAGGGAATTGACCGCCAACGGAATAGTGATGTGATTGCGCCATAGACCAATGCACGGGTAGCAGGCGACCACGATTCAGCATCATAGTTGCCAACCACTTCGATACCCCAATGGGTGCTATTCCATGCACCAGCGTGAATCCCACGCTCGTTGAGCGGTGTCATTTGCCATATACCATCATTAGACGCATCAGGTGAGCCACTCACGATAAACAAGTGTGGTGCGGCGTTCCATACAGGTTTCTTATTCATGTAGTACTGTTGAATCGCATTCATCGTAGACTTGCCACGCCATTGCGCAGGCGTTGGTTTCCACGTATGGTGAATTACCACACCTGTTGCCCAAGAAGACACCACGGGGGCGTGTTGCAGTAGGTGATTGTTGAACGCATCAACAGTTCGCCATTGTTCAATTTGCGACAAAAATGCCATACGCACACACCCCATGTGTCACGGTACTAGTCTTCGAACCATCCATCAGTGGTAGACCACTACATTGAGGAAATGTACGTGGGGTTTACACTATCCTCTACTCTTATTATACCCTGTAGTGCAAGTGTTGACATAATCACAGATACAGATTTACATAATAAAAAGTGCCACTTTGCTTGACATAATACGAAATCTGCTTGACATAAAATGGTTTTAGTTGACATAATCATGATTTTTGATTGACATAATAAAACCGCTGTAATGAATAATTATTATGTCAACTAGCCAAAACCACGATTTCAGGTACGATTACGGGGTATTTCCAGCGGTATAAGGGGTGCTTGGGATTAAGGGGCTTCATTGGATTAAGCCTTAATTCCCAATCTTAATTCAACCCTTAATTGCGGTATTTGGCTTCCTAATCACTTATATTACTATCTTAATTAAGGAATTAAGGCAATATAGTAATGAATCGTAATTTTAAAAATAATGTTTTACATTGGTGTATATACAATAGTTGTGAAAATAAATCTGATTTAATTGCACCCTTAATTCCCTAATTAAGTGTCATTTACCGCAATAGGAAGCCAAATAATGGAATTAAGTAAGCCCTTAATTCACTTCATGGTAGCAGAAAGAGTGCTGCCTACTGCTAGACGACGTTCGCGGTTCGGTCGGCGGTCGCGGGGCGCGCGGATTTCAATATTCGTAAAACAAATTGCAACAATCCTATTGACAGTATCGTAGAATAGATGTATAATTACATGTAAGGATAGAAATCTATCCTACGCTAACAATGAGAGTGAAAGAGAGTTTGTGATGAGCGAAGATTTTGAGAAGACGATGAATGACGGAACATTTCGCATTGAGAACCTAGTAAATCGCATTGGCAGTTCACTTCGGGCAACACGGATTAAGTTGATGAAAGAATTGCAACGCTTGGGTGGTAGTTACGACCATGCGAACCAATACTACTTTGAGCGCACGGTATGGAAGACCGAAGAAGACGAAACCATGCTTGGTTGGAAGTACACCGAAGTCAAGAATGAAGACCAAGTCCACGAAGTTCGGCTGCTTAAGACCTACGAGTTTGAGGAATTGATTATTGAATCTGCCAAGTACACCATTGGCAATGAGGATGACGCAATCGTACACCACACATGGTGCGATGATGTTGAAGAAGCCCAAATCCACATTGCGTACTTGTTGGATGCAGAACACCCCAACCAAGTAGTGTTTGAATAGGAGAATTGCGATGTATAGAGGCGATACCGAAGTACGGATAGAAGACACTTGGATGCGTATCAGCGTTGATTGCAAGCCTTATTTCAGCAACGAACCACAGATTGTCACGCTGTTCGTAGATTGGAAGCCACACTACTTGTTGCATGAATCAAAGTTCAACGTTGGTTGGGAGTATGGCAGTAAGAACGAAGTGGTAATGCAAACGCTTTTTGCGTATCACCAATGCCAACTTATTGACAATAAGTTCCGTCACGGACAGTATTGCGGACACAGTGGTGGCGTATCAATGCTTACAGAGTACGATAAGCGACCATTGGCGGCAGACCAACTTATCGGGGTATTGAAAGACGTTGCGATGTCTAGTTCATTTCAGAACGGAATTGGACTCCCAATATGGAAAATGTTCCAATTACGGGTAGACTATTCACTGATTGAACAAGCGATGGTTGCCACGGGTAAGAATCCAAATGCCAAACATATGGTATACGAGTTCAAAGTCGTTGACTTACCAAACCCACGGAAATCGTTGAATCACCAATCCAAAGACAATCATGCAGTGCTATTGAGCATTGAGAGTAAAATCGAACGTTTGATTACGATGCTAGAAAAGAGGAATTATGACCAATGAAGAAGTTCGGATGCAACAGATGTTGTACGAGATGTTGGGAGTATGGGAGATTGCGGTAACTGAATCAAAGTTCTTTCAAGAACTTGCGAACGGGCAATGGAAAGAAATACGGGAAATTATCGCAACACTTCCAGAGCAAAAGTTACACGTTGTTGGTATGGGACATTTGGCAATCGTTGATGACAATTTAGTTTATAATAAGGAGTAGCCACCATGGCAAGAAAGAACCTAGACCGCCTTAAGCAAGTTCCAACGTATATGCTGCTTTCGTCAGAAGCGCACATGATTATGCGCCAACGCATTTCGTCAATGTCGCTTAAGGGACATGCAGTAACAATCGGGCAACTGATTACTAATCTGCTGTTGGATAGCGCAACAGAGTACGAACGTCAACAGGCGCAACGTGCAATCACCGAAACCATGTTGGAAAAAGCCCAAGCAGAAGAATCAGCCAAGCAACAGTAATAACGAGAACAATAAGGAGTAATGCAATGACATACAACGAAGATTTCAACGGGTTGAACGATTTCGACTTCCAAGACGACGAGCAGGTAGGGTATCAGGGTTATCCACGTATTTGGTGGTTCAACGGGGTTAAGCAGGCAGGCACAGCAGGACACTTCTACACGTCAGAGAACGAGTTCGACACTCCATTGGGCGCACCGTGGACAAAAGTGCAACGCTTCCAAGACGGTGACGGGTATGTGACTGAAAAGTTGAGCATCATTCCTATTCGTAAGCGGTATCAGGCGTTCCACCGTGATGCCAACGACCGCAAACGCAAAGTGTGGTTGGATAAATGGGAAGATGGTGCAAGTCTGTATACCGAAATCCTTTGCTTTATGCAGGGGTATGACGGGTTGGTTATTCTTGCGGTAAAGGGTCTTACGGGCAAGGCGTTGACAGGGAAGACCACGGGCGTGTTTGCCATGTTTGCGGATTCCGTTATGGCAGAAGCCAAGAAGACCATGAAAAAGGGTGCGAAACTTCCACCATTTTCATTTTGGATTCCAATTTCTTGCGCCAAGAAAAATGGTCGTGTAGAATATCAGGAAACCAAGTACGGTTCGTTTGTTACACCACCCGTGTTGGCAATCGGTGAACCTGTTACCCGTGAAACCGCACTAAAGTTGTATGTTGGCAAGGATATGCTTGAAAAGTGCCATCAGGCGTGGAAAGACCACGGGGAGTGGCGGTTGCAAACCCGTACCACCGATGCACCATCAGCGCAATCACCACAATCAACACCACCAGCAAAGAACATTCCTATTGCAATCCAAGACAACGAAGACGATATGTTCTAGAATCATTTGGAATACCCCTACTGCCAATGTGGTAGGGGTATTCCGCCTATTGACTAATGGGAAAGAACTATGGTACAATACCAATAGTACTAGTAAAGGAGTATCACATGGAAAATCTACCTGCTATGGAACTTTTGAAATCGTACAAAAATTGGGTATGTTGGGGTCGTGGGTATAAGGATGGGAAGTTAGACAAAACACCGTATCAGCCAAATGGGTTGCCTGCCAAGTCAAACGATAAGTCAACGTGGTCAACATACGAGGAATGCGTCAACGCCCGTGGCTTCAATGGCATTGGTTTTCAATTCGACATTGAATCAGGGATTGTCGGTTTGGACTTTGACCATTGTGTGGCAGACGGGGTTATTGATGCCAGAGTATCACGCATCATAAACCACATCAATTCCTATACAGAGTTTTCCCCTAGTGGCAATGGTATTCATATCCTGCTGATTGGCACTCCAAGTGAAACAGGTCGCTTCCCAATCGCAGATGACTTGGATATGGAAGTCTACAACACCCATCGGTATTTCACTATCACGGGCAACACTATCGCTAATTCACCACTTACCATTGAAGAACGTGATGCAGAACTAGACGATGTACTAAAGTCATTCCCGAAACCAACACCAACGCAATCAGTACGGGCGGTGGTGGCAAACGCCCAAACCACGGGGTATAACACGTTGTGGTTGGAACGCTTCTTGGAAAACAAAATCCAAGATGCGGTTCACAATATCGCAATGGCAGGGAATAGCAACCGACACGATACCAGACGTGCCAATGCACGGGTTGTTGGTGGATATGCTCAAGCGGTAATGAACGCAGGGTTATCACGGGTAGATGAAGATGACATTATACGCCGTTTGTACAATGCCAACATTCCAGCCAAAGGCGCACAGCGTAAGGAAATGAACGTGATTATATGGGGGTTCGAAAATGGGTTGCGAAATCCATTGGAACTGCCACCAATGAAAGAGAAACCATTGGCAACACCGCAAAAACCATCAACACCAAAGAAAGATGCTGCCAACCAAGAATTGCCACGTACCATTGAACAAATTGCAAGTGAACCAACGGTTGGTGGCATGATGGATAGTAACGAACGGCAATGGTTGGAAACTGAATACTATGCAGAGTTTTTTACCGATGCGTACTTTTCAGGGTATGTGATTCGTAACTTCAATGATAACTTGCGGTACGACCAAAACCTAGACATGTTCCTGCTATGGGACGGCAAGGTTTGGAAAGAGGGGAACCGCAATGACATTACCATCATTATGGAACGGTATATGGAAATCGTCAACGACTTGGTTGCATACGCTAATTCGATTGCATCACCAAAGTTGTTGAAGATTGTCACGAACTATTTGAACATAGTCAAGATTTCGCCAATCGTGAAGATGATTAAGTCCACCCCTGCTATCCAAGTGAAGACCACCGATTTCAACCAACATATTGACTTGTTGTGTGTAAAGAACGGGGTGGTGGACTTGCAAACAGGGAAGTTGTTGCCACACAATCGCACCTATCTGTTTACCAAGATGCTTGACATTAACTATACCCCAGAAGCCAAGCATACGTTCCTAGACAAGTTTATGAATGACATATTCGCAGGTGACAGCGAACTGATTCGGTTCGTTAAGCACGCTATCGGATATACCCTTACAGGGTCAACCCGTTCACAATGCTTGTTCTACATGTACGGTACGGGTGCGAACGGTAAGAGTATCTTCAACACGATGATGCAACGCTTGTTGGGTCAGGGTCGTTACTATGACAAAATTGACGCTGAAGTAATCCTGTCGCAACCAATGGACGGCTCAAAACCACAACCATTTATCACCCAACTTGTTGACAAGCGTATGGTCGCTGTTACCGAACCAGATTTGAAGAAGTCGTTTAAGGAGTCATTGGTAAAAGACTTGACGGGCGGTGAAAGCATTAAAGTCCGAACGCTCAATGCAGAACCAATTTCGTTTACTCCCCGTTTCAAAATGTGGGTAAGTGCCAATGACAAATTGCGTGTCAAAGAGTCAAACCACGGCTTTTGGCGACGTATCAAAATGATTCCGTTCAATGTCACGTTCAAGAAAGAAGACATGATACCGCAAGAAGTCATGATTCAGAACTTTGACGATGAATTGGAGGGTATCTTGGCTTGGGCAGTTGAGGGTGCGATTGCATGGTACAAAGAGGGGCTTCCCAAGTGTCGTGCAGTGGATGACGCTACCCAGCAGTACGTTGATGAAGAAGACGTGGTTGGGCGTTTTATCAAAGAACGTATGCGATACGTTGGTATGGGGTTTGTCAACAAGAATAAAGTGTACGATGCGTGGAAGTCGTGGTTGTATGCAGAAGGCATTGACAATGACATGGACGCTCAAAAAGTGAAGAACAAAATCGGCGATAAGATTCGTGAAATCCACGGCAAGGATTACAAAGTAACAGGTGGTACGGATAACAAGTGCTATCTTGGTTACCGATTGCTTACGGAAAACGAACTTTCGGATAACGAACCAGAATCAGAAGAAGAGGAAACAATGACACACACAACGCCCGAACCAGAGAAGACACCAGAACAATCAGTAATGCCAACGGTCAGCGAGGAACGCATTAAAGAACTTATTCCACACATCTGCAAGTGGACGAGCCACAAGCAACGCCCACACGCTACTCCAAATACGATGCGCTACGCAATCAAGCCAATGCCAACGTTAGATGAATTGTTTGCGGCTTGCGAGTACATGGTTTCCGTTGGATTGTTGTACAAGCCAAACCCAGAGTATCCAACCAACTACAAAGCAACGGACGAAACCAAGTCAGCATACGGTTGGGAATAACAAGTAATCAGGGTAGCGTGTGGCAATCCACACGCTACCACATCAAAGGAGAATGACAATGAAATGCACACTGTGTAATAGCGTAATGACAAAGATTGGGAATGCTACATTGAATTGTTGCGAGCAATGCGTGGCTAATCTGCCAACAATTATCGAAGACACGTACACCAACGCATCAGCATACGGGGAGTCATACACCACGTTGTACGCAACGCTTGACGATGCGTCCGCAAAACGGGTAGACAGAGTTTGGACTGTTTGGCGTGAGATTCAGGATATTGCATTTCCTACCCAACGCAAAGATGCCATTAAAGGATTTGAAGCCCGTTTGCACCGTACGATTGCCAATGGTGATGCGGTATCAGCAACACTTGATGCGTGGTGGAATCACGTCAACACAATGCAACGCTACGAGGATATTCTCTTTAAGTCAATTACGGTTCGTACTCCAACATTTGAAGCGTGGATTCGCAAGTGGAATGTTAATCCAAAGAGTAGGGGAAAAGAATGAGAAATGCCAAAGTAGACTTAAATCAAAAAGCCGTTGTTGAAGCGTTACGGGCTATCGGTGCAAGTGTTCAATCGCTTGCACCTGTCGGACAGGGAGTGCCAGATTTGTTGGTAGGGTGGCGCAATCGCAACTACCTAATCGAAGTCAAGACATTAAAGGGGAAACTTACAGAACCCCAAGTCAAGTGGCATGGTGATTGGAAAGGGACAGTGCATGTTGTTCGTACCGCAAAAGAAGCCATTGAAGTATTACAGCAAGGAGTATAACTATGTGTTGGAGAAATCTATTCGCAAAAAATATCGTGTACGGAATCTACGAGTACCAAGTCTACATCAACAAGAACACCTACGAAATCATGCGGTATGGTGAAGACGAAGCCGAAGTGGTGATGCGTGGTAGACTATTCAGGTGCGAAAATGACAAAGAAAGAATTGATGCTATCATAGAAGATGTAATTGGACTTGCAACACAAATGAGGGAAGACGCTGATGACAATCATGAATGACAGGGAAATCGCAGAGTACGCAAACAAAGGAATGATATTCCCGTTTGTTGAGGAAAAAGTTTCGTACTCACCAATTACTACCCGTTCGGTACTGTCTTACGGTGTAGGGCACTTCGGGTACGATATGCGTTTGGCAGGTGGCTACATGTACTTGTTCGAAACCCCAACGTTCCGTGGCAACGATGAATCACCGCCAATAAACCCAAAGCAATTTGCCCGTATGAACGTCAAAGAAATACACCCCCATAAAGACCACCAGACGGGCGAGGAGTACTACATTTTACCACCACGGGGGTATGCACTAGGGTGTAGCGTAGAACGCTTCTCATTGCCAATCAATGTGTCCGCAATCGTGGTTGGTAAGTCAACATATGCACGGTGTGGGCTAATGGTAAATTGTACGCCAATGGAAGCAGGTTGGCAGGGGTATTTGACCATTGAATTAGCGAACCTTACCGATATGCCAATCAAAGTGTTTGCATACGAGGGAATTGCCCAAGCGCAATTCTTTCGTGGTAACCCATGTAACCTGTCATACGAGGAAATCAAAGGGAAGTATCAGAATCAAGAATGTCGCCCAACACTACCAAAGTAGGAGTAAAAATGCGCATCGGAATTGAAGACAGTGGTTATGGTTGGGTAAACTTGTATGACACAATGAAGATGCCTGCGGCGTTGAAAGCGGTCAACGTCGCACGGGCTTCTTTCGCAAAAGTGGTTGGGGAGTTTTCTCCCAAAGATGAAAAGTTGTTGCGGTGGTTGGCAAAACACTTTCACACATCACCGTTCCGACACTCACCAATCACGCTGCAAGTTCGCTGCCCAAAAGTTATTGCAATGCAGTGGTACAAGCATATCGTAGGGAGTGATTACACGTTCAAAGACACGGGTTTTAACGAAGTCAGTGGTCGTTATGTGCGAAATACCGATGTCTACGTACCAGAAGTACTCCACTGCCAAGCACCAACCAAAAAGCAGGGTGCAAGTAGTGAAATCCACAAGCGTGGCAACGACTACTTGCTCAAATGGCACGCATTAAATGAACAAGTATATAAGTTATACAACGAAATGATTGACGATGGAATTGCAACCGAAGAAGCCAGATTTATCCTGCCAATGGGTGCAATGACAGAGTTCTTTTGGACGGCAAGTCCACAAGCGTTGTACCACTTTGTGAACCTACGGAACGCTCCCGATGCACAGGGAATTATCCAACGGTACGCAAAAGCGGTAAACACTATCTGCGAAGACCATTATGGTATCTTGTGGCAAGTCATGATAGAGGAAATGGGAAAATAATCCCATTAGGTTTACATAACATTGTAGGAACGGTCAAGTAATTCTTGATAGTTCCTACACTATTTTTGGTGTTAGTTGGCAGATGGTAAGTATTGGTGACTCACCTGTCAATCCCTCATTGGTTTTAAACATCGTTGTACCTGTACCAAAGTTTAGGATAATCGACACGGTTTGCCCTGTAGTGAAATACCGAATCAGATTAAACGCTTGTGTTGTTCCTGCTTGCGCTGATGTGAACGTTGCAACAGGACTTGTTGGCAAACCGTCTAAAGTGATTTGAATAAAGCACCCAACAGCAGCACCTGTTACAAACGACAAATGCAACGCATACATCCCAGATGCCCCAACCGTCCACGTAGTACCATTCCATGCAATACCAGAAGTGCGAATCACCGTGTCAAATGGGAGTATTTGAGCCGCACCTGTCAATGTACGGGTAACGGAATGGGTAATAGTCGCACCACATGTATACAACGGAATGCGACTAATGTCATTTACTTGTTTTTGGGTTTGCGATAACGCTTGGATAACTTTGCTTTTACTCATCGTTTAACTCCACGTTCACTGATTCTACACCACTACTATTGAAAGACAATCGAACAGAGTGAATCAGCATTGGAATGATGTCATCGCCAATGTCAACCGAAACCAAGTCGCCAAGAAAATAGTGTTTACCATAAAGCACCTGTGGTTGCTGAATAACTTGCACGTCAACAGTACGGGTGTTCAATGCGATTTCGGACAGTGCCAAGTCACCTGTTGCTGAAAGCAATACTGTGTTGTTACCAGATGGACTATCATCAACAAACGTTTCACGCATTGATAGACCTGTTAGCGGTGTAGCAGGACGTACAACTCGCACTACACTATTTTCGCTCCCATATCCTCGCACAATGGCAGTATTAGCATACTGTGTGTAGTCATATGACACGGTGAGAGAAGAAATACTGTCGGCTTCAATAGAAAACACAACACTATCAGTCCTATCAGTACCAAGTATTGGACTCCCAACCAAGAAGTTCATTCCACCATAGTATGTACGTGTTAGTGAAAAGTCAATATTCCCTTGTGTGGCGACATTTTGGATTGCGGTCAAACAGTTGTTGTATGACACGCCAGAAATCGACAACTGATTCCCAATACCCAACTGATTCACCGTTGGAAATCCCAAGATATACCCGTCAACCGCACGACCGCCAACACCAACGGTTTGTGAACCTAATCGGAAGTTCTTGTCTAGGATATTGTCAATAATCGTACTTGCGTAGACGTTATTCCATTGGGTGACGTTTTCGATTGCCTCATCCCACGCAATCACACGGTAGGAGAGAATGTGTTCATACCCAAACGCAACAATCGACCACTGTTTTTGTTGTGACGATGTAAATGACGTTCCTTGTATGAAACCAGAAAATACCAAGTGTGATGTAATGCCAATGTCGGTGTTCTGTCGGTAGACTTCCACCACATTGCCTTGCACCAAGTATGAAGTGTACGGTGAAGAATATTTCACCGTACAATTCAACACGTCATACCCGTTCACAATCCCTGCAATCTGTATTTCGCTGAAATCAGTAATGATTCCTAGCGGTGTACCGCTCGCAGAGTAGATGTTCATGGTATATTCAACCATTACTACCCAATTCTAGCAACAGCAAGTTGCGCACTTACGATGTTACGACTTGCACCACTATTCTGTCGCACCGCCAATCCAATACCAGCAGGGTTGGTAAATGCAACGGTGATAACAGGTCTATACAACATGATTATTCCACTAAAGCGTTGCGCAGTGGTGCTAGCGGGTCCAAGAATTGATACGTTGGTTGCCAACATGCCCGTGCTATGGTATTGGTTCATTCCATATGCCCAAGTCTGACCTGTAAGTGAAGTCCAGATTTCCAACTGCCTACTACCTGTAGTGTTGTTATCCCAATTCACTAACGCATCAAACATGATAGCCGCACGATTTCCATTGAACTCAATTTGACCAGATGTCATATTTGGTGTCCAAATACCATCACCACTACCCTGATTTGCACTCCAAGCAGTGATAAGAGTAGTAGTGTTATTAGCGATTGCTTGCGTAGTACTTTTGGTCATGTAAGCAAACCCAGTGTTGGTGAACGGGCTTATTGGGTTTAACACGCCATATGCTTGCGCAGGGCTGTTTGCCCAAAGACGTATATCCAACATCGCTGTTATACCAGTAATTTCCCTAGTCATTTCCCATAATGGAATGTACTTCACGTTTGCAGGTGCTGTAAGCGTTTCTACTACTCCAAGACGAACAGTATATGGGGCAATGGTAGTACCTGATGGATTGTTTGCCGCAATACACTGCGTAACAGTTATTGGTGAAGTTCCATAGTTTGCAATAACGCAAACATATCTTACACCCGTTGACCATGCAGGCGTGAAAGTTACAGGGCTAGTATTTTCATAAAAATACCCATTAACCAATGCCGAACCATCAGCGATTGTAAACGTAGTAGTATTGTTGGTTGCAACAAAATTGCCACCACCCAAGAACACACCGTCGCTAAATGTTTTATTTTCCATTGCGGTCATGCGTGCGGTGTTATATCCACCATTAACACCATCGCCAACTCCATTTGTTGACCATCCAAGCGATTGCTCTGCCATAAATGTACTCCTTAAATACCAGAATAACGATTAAAGTAGGAAATTACAACAGACTCTCCGCTACCAACTGTTGGAATTGATGGATTACCTAAAATCGCATCAACATAAATCACGTTAATTCCATCATTGACGGTTCGTGAATCTGCAATATTGAATGACGCAAGATTACTACCAGCAACCACCTTTTCAAACGCATTGTTTCCATTTTGGTCTACAATCGTTTTGAAACCGTAGCGCAAATCAACCGTATAAATATTGTTTGCATCCAAGTTTGCAAAGGAAAGACTCTTTCCAGTTGTCAAGTTTGTGATTGTCATTGAAGTAAATCCATGCAATCCAGTGTTGATAGTTATGATTGGATATGTACTGTAAGAACCACTGTAATTCACCACTGTTTGTTGGTTAATCACATCCGAACCATACGGAACAGGGTATGTCTTGGGAATTGGTGTAGCATCACCTGTAATAGTCGCTGTTGCGGTTACACTATTTGGCGTAGGGTCATAAAACGTTGGGTCGTCAGCACGAAATTGCACGTTGGCAAGTACGAACCACCCATTGCTTACATCATCATCAAATGATAAACCACCAACAATGTAGCCGTCAATAGACCGTCTAATTGTTTGCGTGATACCACCATTTGTTGCGGTGTACGTTAGTGCAATCGTTCCCTTGCTCATGCTTGGGGCAAACATTGATGCCAACGTTTCACGGCAACGTAGGTAATCAAAGTAATTGTCATTATCCACAAACAATGACAGCGTAAATGTCCGTGCGTCTAGCCGATACCCTACTTGGGTATCACCATCTTGTTGCGCACCACGGTTGACAATGGGTGTAATAGCAGGTAATCCCCAACCACTCATATTAACCATGTTGATAGTTAATCCCGTGGTTGCATCATACCCGTCTAGGGTATACGTCTTGTTTCTTACAGTATATGTAATACCGAACGTTGTGGCAGTGTAGGTCATATACGCAACAACCCTCCTTGCGCTTGAATGTAATTCTCTACATCACGAAGTGGATTGGTGCTATCAGGTGCATTGCCATAGTTCAAGTTGATTACAATACTTTGACCAGCACCACGATTAGCCAATGCAGTATCAGCACTCATTCCTGTTTGCGTTCCAATACCCATGCCTTGTGAGCGATTGTTCTTATCCAAGAAATCCCACATGTCATATACTTCGTTTGACCATTTTTGGCTCAAACCAAACCCAGCACTCATAAACTCACCAAGTTTAGTAGGGCTAGCATCCCTTGATTCAGCACCAATGTACAATGCTGCTGAAACTGCTGATGGATTAGAAACTAATCGTGCAAGTTTTGAGGAATCACTTACCATTGACGGGTTAATACCAGCCAATCCTTCTATAATCTTGTTGTAATCAATTCCTGCCAATAATTTAATTGACGATGCAAGTAGGCTAAACGCCGATGCCATTGAAGTGATTCCAAGTACATATATAGATTCAGTCAATGGCTTTGTTCGATTGTACAATTCATTTAGCGTGGTACTCATATCACTGCGTGACAGATTGTACACACCTGTCGATATTGCACCAAACGCCGCACCAATCGCTGTCAATGAAGACGAACTACCTGTTAAGTTTCCGACATTCAGTTGCCCAAACGCTTCATTTAGTTTTCCAATTCCAGCAGATGCGTTTGGTGCATTGACGGCAATTTGTTGCACGTATGTTGCGGTTGATTGCAATGTTGCATTTGTACCGCCAGTGCCACCATAGGTTTTTGTAATGTCAGCACCTTCAACCCGTATTCCGTCAAGCGGTGTAGCGGTCAACGAAGCAGCATTCCCCAATACGCCCATCACATTAACGTTTGCGCCCAACGTGCCATTTAGGTTTTCAACGGTAGTAATAGTGTCAGATTGCGTGGCTTGCAATTCATGTAACCGAATATTTGCCACCGTGTGCGCATCTGCGTACTCCTCAATGCGTGCAGGGTCACGGGCTCTATCCAAGTCCTTTTGCGCCTTGTGCAAGTTAATGACAGATTCACGCATGTCAAGATTTTTACCAATCAAATCTTCGGTGATTTGCGCATCTTCAACCATCAACGCATTGCGTTCTTCTTGGGTCAACGAACCACGTTCCAATTCCTTTCGGACTTGGGTTTGACGTGTCTTCATACGGGTGATTTCGTTTTTGAGCAATTCATTGTTGTAGAACGCCCTGTCAGCCGCAATCGCATATTGTTCAAGCGTTTCAGGATTAGCCGCATCCTCCAACGCTTCCCGTGTTCGTTTTACATCACGTTGCGCACTTGCAATATTCAGGTATGACATACGCAACGAATCAACAGCGGTCTTCAACTGTCGCTCGCTGTTTGCCAAGTTGTTGTTGGCAGAAGTACTACCCTTGGCAGCAGTGGTATTCACCACCAACTCTTTTGTTGACTTCCCTGTTGACGATGCGTACATGTTCGTAGCATAAGCGGCGGCGTATGTTGAACCAGCACCACTTTGCACTGCTTGATTTACTTGTTCTTGCGCCCTTCTTGCGTCAACATTTGCCCTTGCTTGCTCAACGGTCATCCCCGTAAACCAACCTTGGTTCTTTGCTATTTCCTTGTTGACTTCGACATTGTAGTTGTAATTGTCGTAAGCCTTTTTCAGCCAATCAGCAAACCCTATGGTTGCGTCAGTTGCCCCGTTAATGGCAGTAGTCATTGTACCCCAACCACTAATCGTAGCAGGGCTCAACAACTCACCAAGTCTAGCCAGAGAATTATCAACAGCATCGTAGAAGTTTGATTGCGCTTGTGTAGCAGTGCCCATTTGCTCTGCCATCATACCACCGTACTCTCCCTGCATTGCGTCAACAAGAATGTTCATGTTTTCGCCAGCAGGAACAATACCCTTTGATACCATATCCATCAATTCTTGGGTGGTATATCCCGTTGCGTCCGCCAACAACTGAAATGCAGGAATACCAAGTTCCTGCAACTGCATCATCTCTTCGGTGGTAATCTTACCCTTTGCCTGCATTTGCCCAAGTGCAAGGGTAATGCGATTTACACCATCAGCACCACTACCTGTTGCGGCGGCAGTGTCACCAATGGTGGTCATCAATTCAGGAATCTGTTCGGCGGCAAAACCCATTGCCAACAGTTTTTGCGTTCCCTGCGCAATATCGTCAAAAGAAAATGGAGTACGTTCGGCAAGGTTCTTCATGGTCTGAAAAAGTTCGTCGCCAATTTGCTTTGAACCTGTCATCAACCCCAATGACTTGCGAACATTTTCAAACTTGTCATAGACGTTGGTGGCTTTTACTGCAACCGCACCAACAGCAGCCCCCAATGCAAGAACCGCAGTTACCCCACCACTAATCGCAGTAAACGACGATGTGAGGTTCGAAAAACTTTTGCCAGCACTTTTGCCAGCACTATCAACTTTTTCAATGCTCCCTGCGACTTTGTTTGCAGTTTGCGTGACATTGTCTTGGCTTACAAACCTAATTACAACATCTTGCGCCATCTATCTACCACCTTTTGCTTTACTTCGGGCAGAATCAGCACGGGCTTTTGCCACCTTTGATTCAATGCTCATAATCTTCTCCCATAACAGGATAGTTTTGGCAGGTGGTAGTTCTTGCGGTGTGCATTGCAGTTTCATGCACCAAAAGTACGTTCGATATTCAGGCGGTTGCTTGCCACTTGTGTAGAAGTACGCATACAACCGCTTAATCAGTTTGGGTCGTTAACATCACTTACTAACGCATCCAATACCGCATCACGAATCATGCGAATCTGCGATGCCTTATATTTGCCACGTACACCGCCAACAACCACACGGTCAAATACTTCGATTTCGTCACTCAACGACGCTTCACGTCGGGTCGCCTTGTCGATAATTTCCAAGTCTTCAACCATCAGTTTGTCGATGTCGATTTCGATTTCGATTTGTGGCTTCGTAGTCTTTTTAGCAGTACTCACAGCGTTTGCTCCTATCGGTACAATGGTAGTGAATGACATTTATCCACTCACTACCATTATACAACACTAGAGAAATCATTACTCTTCAGGCTCAATTAGTTCGTAGTCAACACCGCCAACTTCAACGGTAAACGAAACCATGATTGGCTCGCCGTTTTCAGCGTTTGATTCAGGCAGTGTTACCACACCGACACGCCCCGTTCCAATGTTGAACCATCGGTAATACGTGGTTGCGCCAACGTCAGCATACTGCCATCGCAACTTAATTGGTTGCTTGTTCTTCAACCCAGACACCGCAAGTTTTGCTGATTCTTGGTTGACTTCGGTATACAACGCATTGATGGTGATGGTCGTTGGAAGTTGCTTTCCAGCGGTAATAATGCGATACTCACCTGCAAACGTAGTCTGCGAACCTGTTACACGGGAAAAGTCAATACCATCAATAGACGATGCCGAACCAGAAATGTCAATGTACGTACTTCCGTTGTCAACCGACATTTCGATTTTCCCCGTTGCTCCCGTAATTGCCCCTGTCGTTTGTGCCATAGTAGTCTACTCCTTATGAAATGCTAGTGGCAATACCACCACACAAGATGGTAAGGCTAAACATCAATGGTTCACCAGCCGAAGAATCAGCATTGGGAAGTTGCACGTTTGATACCAAACCGTTTTGGGTAGTGTATGTTGCACCACCAGCACCAGCAGGTGACCATCGTACATTACACGGGTAGTTGTTTTTGATAGAACCGATTGCTTTCAGCAACGCTTCATCAGCAACTTCGGTGTACAACGCATTGACCGTTACGGTGGTTTCTTCTTGCCGTCCTGTCAGAATGATATTGGTTGCACCATCCAACGTGCCACGGTTTCCACGGACAACCGCAAAGTCAACACTGTCTACTGATTGGGTAGAACCAGCGATGCTCACCCAAGTTGAATTGTTGACGTTGATTTCAAGCGTTGCAACCGCTCCCGTCATTGCACCTGTCGTTTGTGCCATGTGATTATGCTCCTTGTACTATTTCTTTGACCGTCAAATCACACCGAACCCCGTAGTAGTAATTCCCAGATTCACTTGGAAGTTCCAATACGTCAACACTGATTGCAACATCTTCGATTTGCCAAGTGTTAGTTACTAGACTACGAATCTGTTGTGCATACGTGGAAGCGTAAGTGAATAACGCACCAGATTGCGATTTAATACCACGATTTAATCCAACCTGCTGCCCAAGAAGAATGTCGGTGATTTGCCAACGGAAGTTGATAACAGGGTTTGAACCAAGCGTCAACCGTTTGACTTGCCCACCGCTTGATTGCATTGCACTAATCATACGCATTGGTAAGTCCGCAATGCTTGGTGTTTCAGGCAATGTCGAACCAATACGAATATCAATGGTTTTCCCATCGTACTGTATTGGCAATGCTGAAATCGCATTCACGATTGTTGCAAGATTACTTCCCATTAACTCAACCTCACATACGGTTTCAATATTGACAAGACGCTCTTTGGAATCTGTGATGGGGTCATTGTTACACCACCAGAAACAATCGTGCGGTCAGAGTCACTAGAATCTGCACGGGTAGTGTAGAAATACTTTACCAGCAACCGTGATGCTTGAATAATGTCTTCGGGTGCGTGCATACTAAATGCAAATACCCCCTCAACACGTACTGATTGTTCGGGGTGAATGCTATATGTCCAACGGTACGTAGAAGATTGGCGCAACTTGATTGCATACTTTGGTGAAACGTTGGCAGGGAGTGTGATGTACTCCGTTGACGGAATTACAACGTTATCCCCGTTGATTACTTCATGTACTTCGCAACAATCATCGCCCAGCATCAACGTCAACCCATCTGCCAAGATGTCACCACCATACTTTTGCGGTAATGGGGTGTATCTATAAATAGTATGCCGATGTCCATGTTCATTGATGTCGCCCCAACTCTCAAATGTACGACCACAATGCTCATCAATGACTTTCTTACTTGCCTCAATGAGATTTTCGATAATCGTATCATCTGCATTGGATTCAATTTCCAAGAACGCCTTAATGTCAGAAACTTCTACGTATGCCATTATTCACCTCGTCGGGTTCGCCGTTTTGGTTGCGGTTCGGCTTCCGTTGATGGTGCTTCAGGCGGTGTTTCCTCTGTCGCACTACCATCTTGAATCAGTCGCATAGCGTCCGACACGGGCAGGTCTGTTACGACCTGCCCGATGCCAGCGGTACGCAGGCTACCATCAACGTAGTAGGCAATCGACACGTTTAGTCTTACCTGCATTACACGTTACTCCTATGAAGCGGCGTTGCGCCCAATGACCATTGCCTCGGGGAGAATCAAGTCCGAACCCCAACGGGCGGTCACGAAGAAAGCGGTTTCACCTGTCGCCTCGTACACATACGGGTTGCGTGAAATCTTCAAGCCACCGCTATGCTCAATGAAGCGTGCATACGTCCAATTACCAAAGATAATTGACTTGGCACTAGCCGCCATTGCAGGCATACCATCAGTTGGCAGAACGGTCTTGAACTTCAGTTGCTCTTGACCATTGGCGGTTGAACCACCAGCAGGGGTGTTCTGATACGCAAACGAACCGTTCAACTGCAATCCACGAATAGCCCCCAACGTTGCCATACGCATTGCCCAACCGTTCTCACCGTTCTGATGGTAAGCACTTGGCAAGGCGTGGTACATGGCTTCGATGTTGTCAACCGACAAGCCCGTGGTAGTGGCAAGGGTAACAATGTTGGTTACACGGGGCACAATACCCTGTGGTTGACCAGAACCCGTACCTGTCAAGAAGTAGTTGTTGACGTTACGGGCGTATGCACGGGCGATTGATTCAGTAAGGAAGTCTTCCAAGTTCGAAGTGGTATCCTCCAACAACTCGTTGGAAATACGCATCGCCAATGAAGCCTTGTACAACCGAATCGAACGTTGAGCAAACGTGGGCTCGTCTACGTTGGCACTACCCAATTCAGCGACAAAGGCGAAATCGCTCTGTCCGTCCTCGGCGTTAACATCGTAGTACTCACGATTTACAGTACGACGGGTAATGGGAAATGCACCAAGAATACTTTTCTCGTTACGCTTGGCAGTGATTTCACGCTCCCAATCTTTTTCCACCAACAACGCACCCGTGCCAGAATCTTCCTGCAACGTGGCTTTGACGGCTTCGTTCTCACGACCTGTTCGCAGGTAGTGAAGTTGCGCACTCTTCAAGTCGTCTTTGAAACCCATCTTGGTGTGCTTTTTGACGCTTGGCGCACCACCCGTGTAAACACCACCGCCGTTAACAGGCTCACCAACGGCTTCATCGTTGGCAATTTCCGCCAACATTTTCTTCAATTCATCCTTGTTCATAGTTGTAGTAACTCCTACAGTGTTGTGTGTCGAATCATTATTATTACCACCCTTTTCACTTAACGATGGATTCCCAATCGTCTTCCATGATTTTCGGGCAATGGTACGTGGCTCTGCAGGGGTAGGGGTTAACGATAACTCTCCTACTACCCACCGCTTCAATTCACCGTCTTGACGGTGTACCAAGTGTTGCAACGAACCCGTGGACATTCCAAGAACGCCTTTACGCACAAGTTCCATCACTTTGTCAGCATACGATACACGTTTGTCGATTTCGATTTCAACATCAATGCCATCGTCAGTGATTTCCCAAGTCTTGACTTGCCCAATCTGTTTCTTTGCACCACCTAGTGCGTGGTCGTAATATACGGGCAACCCCAAGAACGAACGACTTGCACCCAAGTCAGTTTCTTTGGTGAACCTATCACCAACCAAGTCTTTGCCACCGAAAACGATTGCACGTCCTTTGATGGTATAGTCACCAACCGATTTAACTTCTGATGTGAACGTCCGAACCAATGTGTCCATTATTACCTCCTACTATCATTATAACTTTTATGTCAAGCACCCAAGATTTTACGGGCAAATGATTTCGCAACCATGTCTTGCGCTTCCAACTCGTTGCGCCACAATTCAGGCAGCATTGCGTAGAAGTCGCGCCCCTTGCGCTTGGCAATACGAATCAGGTTCTCTTTGAATGTTTCAAATGACACATCACCACGATACCTACCCCACGAAGACACTGCATCTGCAACGTCTTGCGGTACGGCAACAGGGAAGTTACGGCTTGACGGAATTGCGAAGTCTTCATCAGGCAACGCATCACGCTCTGCCATCGTCATATCGACTTTGGTTTCCACTTCAACTTCCACCATGTCTTCTGATTCACCCATTGACTCCATTGCGTAGTCCATACCATACTTAAACGCATTGGCTTCTTCTTGCGACATAAAACAGGCAAGTGGCTCAATGGATTCAGGGTCATCGTAATCAACACACCAAATCGGATTACCCTCATGCTCTGATTCCACGACTACCAATGACTTCTTGTCTTGCATTTCATACTCCTTAACAATACGGTTTGCCCACGTTCTGCCAACATCACCACCCCAAAGATTCCATGCTTGTTTTCCCTTGCCATATTCATCCCATGTACTTCCTTGTTTATCGACTTCGTGTCTGTCGAAGTAGGAAACCATGCGATAAATCGTTTCAATGCTGATTGGTCTGCGATTGGCAAGTTGGTTTGCACGGGCAATCCCAATCGTAGTTCCACCACGTTGACTTGGTGGTTTGGATTGGCGCACCTGCAACGCTTCCTTTGCAACATCAGCCACTTCTTGCGGTGGTACGTATGTTGGCATCAAAACATCCTCTCTATGGTGGTCTTCAACACTTGCTCAACAACACCGCTTGACATAACTTCCCTTGCCATTGCGGTTGCGGTTTTCCAACGATTACGATGGATTTCCGCTTGTTTGTCGCCAATCACATACCGATGGTAGGTAGCGGTGTTAGTTAGGTACACACTTTGTGGTGACTTCACTAATCGAAACGAACGGTTCATTCGTTGTGAATTGGCAGATATACCACGTCGGTATGGAACGTCAATGCTCCCGTTGCGGATAGACATCATAACAAACTTGCGTTGACGTTCCGATTTGAAACGCATCTTGCCCCGTGGTGGCGGTGGTGGTTTTTGCGATTGTAACTTGTGCATAGTTTCAGTTGCCACTGCTACCAATGTTGGTTCTACAACATGCTTGGAAAGCCCTCGTAGGTTGCTCAACAAGTGCTTTGGTATAGTCACTGTAACATTCATCGTACAATCCTTATTGACACGTCACAACGGCAACGTGGGTGCGCAGGTGCGCCATCAGGGTATTTCTCACTCCACACATCATCTGTCTTGCCGTTCAACGGATAACAGATTGGGCAACGCTTCACAATTTCATCGTTTTCGGTATTCCATACCCGAACCGTTTTCACCCCAAAGTCAGCCAAGTAATTACTATAGACCGTAGTAGCCATTGAAGCGGAACGTGTGTACTCTGTTACCGCAATCATTTCAGCACGTCGCTTCCCAAATGCAGGTGACAGTAATGCAACAAGTTGCTCGTTGGTGTACCCACCAGAAAGTCGCGCCTTGTCAATAATCTGCTTAACCAATGCGTAGGTGGTATCTGTCATTCCCTTAATCATTTTTGGCATGTACGCATCAATTTGCTCGTTAATCAACGTGGCTTCCAACGCATCATCAATGTCAATGGTGTAGCGGTCTTGCAATTCCGATAACCGATTAAACGCTCGCTGATACAGTAGTGGTCGCATTACCACTTCCAATTCCTCAAACAGTGCGTCATCTTCTTGCACCGAACCAGAAGAAATCATAGGAATCACATTGGCAATAAAGTCATCACCAATGGACTTCAATGTCGCAACAACAGCGTTATACAGTGGTCGCTCTGATTCACTAATGCTTGCTTTCAGGGAGTCAAACAAATGCTTGACATCGTGGGAGTCTTTACATAACTGAAGATTGTACGAAATCCACGCATGGTCTTCAGCATCAATTTCTTCACTCACGAAAACAAAGTCCATTGACTTTCCAGCATTGATTTGACGCTCTGCTTTCTTGCGCCACAACTTGTATGAACGTGGCAGTGGTTTGTCTACTTCTGATTCAACCACTTCCTCTGTTACGCTTGCGACTTCTACTTCCCGTGGTGGTTCTTCAACGTACACATCTTCGCTTACACTTGGTGGCAACACTGTTTGCGGTGTAATCTCGTAATCGAAACCAAGAATAATCATGGCATCTTTCAGTGGTACACCAGCGTCAGTAAGTAACTTCAATGACGATGCACGCTGATTTTCATCTTCTTGCATCACGTCCAACGCTTCAGGTTGGAATGTCAGGCGATACCCCAATTCAGATAACAGTTGGTCGTTGATGTTGTACTCATACAGTGGTATACGTGGAATAACGGTTTCTCGCCAAAACGACTTTCTGTCGGATTCAGCAGTAGCATAGTTGGCAGCACTCGCCTCCAACATAGTTCGTGGTACTCCAAGTGCCATTGAAATAGACTTCACGGTGTTGTCATACAATTCAGGCAACATCAAATCTTTCAATGGTGGTGTAATCACCGTGGTCTTAATGTCACCCCCACGGATAAAGACAGTTCGGAATGAATTGATAAGCCCTGTAACTTTGCTTCGCCAATCGTTTTCGAACCGTTGCGCTTCCGCTTGTGTCACGTCAGATGGCATTGACATGATAGTGATTGGTTGCGCACCATGCTCGAAGAACGCACTGTTAAAGCGTTCCAAGTAGTAATTCAGTTGCGCTGATTGTTGCGCTACTTCGGCAGGTGCTAAACCACTTTTTACTTCATCGGTGAAACTTGGTTCACGGAAGTAGACAATGTCTTCACTTGTGAACGTCCACTTGTTTGCACCAACGACTTGCTCAAAGCGGAATGATGCAAGTGGATTCATTGGGTCATAATCCTGCTGATTGTAATGCACACGCATTGTCAGTGGATTCAATACACGGAATCCCAACAGGATTTTGCCACGCTTTAATCGCAACCAAAATGCTGCTCCCGTCAACAGTAGACTCCGTTCGGTATCACGAATCAATGACGGCAACGGTGTGGTAAAGTGCCAATCACTCTCTTCACCATTGCGTTCGACTTTGAACGGTACACTACTGATTGCATCACATCGTAAATTGACAGCACGATACACAACAGGGTTGCGCTCGTAAGCGTCAATCGTTCCTGCCAACTTACCATCTGTTTTCAGTTGGTCTACCCAATACGGTAATGATTGTATTGGCATCTACATAATCCCCCAATCTAACTTGCGTTGCGAAATCATTCCCAATGCTCCCGAAACAGAATCAACCATGTCATCGTGAATCCCATTTGGGAATGACGCTACTTCATCTAGGAACATACGATTCCAATTCTTATCGTACTGTAGTGCAACCAATCCTTGTTCTGCTTTGGCAGACCACGGCATTGCACGGGTTTTTTTATCTTTGTCTACCCGTACTCCTCGCAGGGTGATGTTGGCAATTTCGGGCAATCTTCGCAATTCTTGAATAGCCGCATATCCACTAACGGCTTCTTCAATGCCAACAATTGTGTCAGGTTCTTGCAACATCGTTTGCACAATCAACCGCTTGACTTCGGGGTATTCAGACTTGGTGCGAATTACATCCCTTACATATAGTATACCCCTACTGTCTAATGCTACTGATGCACTTGCGGTGTAGTCGCTTGACTGTTTTGTTGTCATTGCCAAATCCCAATATCTATACCACTGTAAGTCAGTTGGTATTTCTTCGGTGATAGTGAACCACGAACGGTTGAACATCATACCAGATGGGTTAATGAACTCGCCCAAACCCTCTTGCCGAAACATTTCCTCTGTCATTTGGCTACGCAACGCTTCGACATACGATGGTGGTACAAAGACGTTGTCAGCGGTTGGGCTACGGATAATGGCAAATTGTTCAGGGTCGCCGTTATGCCACAATTCATATACCCAATCCATACCATTGGGTGTAGTAGTTGCGAACACTTTCATTGGTGATGCACGCCGTGTTCCAAGTGCAACTGTCCACACTTCTTTCTTACAGTATGCCATTTCGTCAAACCACAACCACCCAACGTTGTTACCACGGATTCTGTCAACGTGTTCGGCACTACGGAAAAATATCTTGCGATTACCCAACAGCGTCATTTCGTAGTGTGTTGCGTTCCAACTTTCTAGGATGTTTGCACGTTGCGCCAATTCCAACAGTGTTGCGATTGCGCCGTCACGCAACATCATATACGTTGGTGCGATTACCATACCACGACTATTGGCAGGCATACGCAACGCTTCAACAGCACCACCACGGGTCTTACCAGAACCACGACCACCGACAAACAATCGGTATTCAGCAGGGCAAGTCCAAAACTCGTATTGCGCTTTTGTTGCATTACTATGCTTAACTGTCCGAAGTACTGTCCTTGGTTTCTTGTTGCGGTATGCTGATGTCAATGACATAATCCCCAACCACTTCCTGTTTGACTTCGTATCGTTCCCGATACACTTCGGGCTTCAATGACTTTAACAAAAACTCCAACAACTTATCAGAACCACCCAATGCACGATTACGGGCTTCTTGCTCTAATAATCCCACTGCATACTCCGTTGCAACATCAAAGTCTTCTGCAAAGTCCTCATCCCGTAACCATATAGTGATTTGCCGTGGGTGAAGTCCGACAATATTGCACGCCAATATAGAATTACCACATTCAGAGTAGACTGCCAGGAATGCTCGCTTTAGACCTGTCGATTTCATCCAAGTCTGATACGATTTCCCGTCTTCAATGGGTCGTACTTTGGTGGTGCGATTTTTGGGCGTTCCATCTTTGTGTACCACCTTACTCATCCCAGCCTCATCAAGCGTTTCATGTTCGTGCAGTGGTTTGTGCATTGCGCTTTTGGGCAACGCTAATTCTTTTAGTGGTGGTGCTTTACTTCTTGGTTTACGCATACGTACTCGCTTGTTCATTTTCACGGCAACGTTTGAAGTCCAAGTATC